AACATCGGTTATCCCCGATTTCATCCGACTAGCTGAGGAAAGGCTACGTCGAGACTTGAGAACTCGGCAGATGTTGATTGTCGCAACGGCATCGACTACAGGTGGTGATTCTACTGTTGGATTACCTACAGACTTCTTAGAGATGCGCGATATTCACCTGAACACTACTCCGGTGACTACATTGCGTTACAAGGCTCCTAATTCGTTCTACGCTGAGTCTCGCGTAACGGATGGCGGTAAGCCAGTCGATTACACAATTCTAGGCTCTGAGATACAGCTAGCCCCGGTTCCAGATACGACCTATACGCTACAGATGCTGTACTACGGCAAGCCTACGCTGTTGTCAGATAGCAATTCTAGCAACATCTTCCTAGCTAATTACCCTGATGCTTTGCTGTATGCGTCGTTAGCGGAAGCAGAGCCGTACCTAATGAATGATGCCCGTATTCAGACATGGGCAACCTTATACGAACTCTGACCAGTCGAGTGAATACAGCGGTCAGCCTATGTCTATGTCTTACAACGTGAGGTGAAATCATGGCAGAAATGTCGAATTATCTTGAGAACGCGCTAATTAACGCTACTCTGCGAAACACAAGCTACACAAGCCCGTCAGTTGTCTATCTTGGGCTTTATACGTCTGACCCTACGGATGCTAATACTGGGACTGAGGTATCTGGTGGCTCGTATGCTCGTCAAGCTATTACGTTTGGTGCGCCTAGTAACGGTGTAACTACGAATACTGCTGCAATTGAATTCCCTCAAGCTACAGGATCGTGGGGTACTGTTGGCTGGATCGGAATTATGGATGCTTTGACTACAGGCAATCTTCTATATCACACACCTTTAAATGCGTCTAAAACGATTGCAAGCGGTGACATTTTCAAGATTGCAATTGGCTCGTTGTCTGTGACGCTTGCATAAATTATGTTTGGCATAACAGCATACTCAGAGGTTCCATTTTCGTCCCTAGGAGGGGGCGTTACTTTATTTGGTTCCGCGAGTGTAGATGCTTCTGCCACCGTTACTGCTGATGCAATAAGAATAAGAGTTGGAGCAGGTTCGGTAGACTGTTTGGCTACTGTATCTGCTAACGGTGGTAAGTTAATTGATGCAATTGCATCGGTTAATGCTTCTGCTAGCGTATCTGCTGACGCTGTTGCTGTTTATGCTGGCTCTGGTGATATTTCGTGCTTTGCTGACGTAAGTGCATTAGCTACAAGGATTCAGTTTGGCGATGCCTCGATAACATCTGATGCCACGGTAACTGCTGATGGTATTAGAGTTAGAACGGCAACTGCTGACATCTCAGCAGCTGCCACGGTTACTGCGCTTGGTGGAATAGTAAGATTTGCTGATGCCTCCATAAATGCTATTGCGACGGTATCGGCAAATGCTACAGCGGTATATGCAGGTGCAGCAGCAATTAATGCGACAGCAACTGTCTCAGCATTAGGCACTAGAGTTCAGTTTGGTAATGCCGCCATTACGTCAGATGCAACTGTTACCGCTGACGGTATAAGGGTCAGAATGGCAACTGCTGCGATTACGGCAGATGCTACTGTAACCGGTAACGGTGGTGTTATTTATGACGGTCATGCGTCAGTTAATGGTGTGGCAACTGTTGTATGTAATGGCTCTGGTATTTTTTCTGGTATAGGTAGTGTTAATGTATTAGCAACGATTAGTGCTAATGGTGGGATTATTGGCGAGGAATGGTCTGATGTTATTCCTCAGGCTAACACATGGACTGAGCAGAGTGCGGTAGATAATGAATGGATTGAGATAGCTGCTGGCTCTAACAATTGGAGTGTTGTTTCTGCAAATAACAACACTTGGACTCAAGTAAGTGGAAGTTCTGATAACTGGGCGAGGGTGTAATGCCACTTATTTTAGCTGATCGAGTAAAAGAAACGACTACCACTACTGGAACAGGCACAATTACGCTTGCTGGTGCTGCTACTGGTTTTCAATCGTTTGCTGCTGTTGGCAATGGCAATACGACTTATTATGCGATAGTCGGTCAGGGTACGTCTGAATGGGAAGTTGGAGTTGGTACTTATACATCGTCCGGTACAACTTTATCGCGTGATACGGTATTTTCATCTAGTGCTGGTGCGCCGACTAAAACGAATTTTTCATCTGGAACAAAAGACGTATTTGTTACATATCCTGCTGATCGTTCAGTATTTTCAGATGGAACAAATATAGTTCCAGAAACGGCAGCGATTTTGTTACCTTCTAGTGGTGGTACTGGACGAAATAGCCTAACAGCTAATAACGTCTTACTTGGTAACGGTACGTCTGCTGTTCAGTTTGTTGCTCCCGGAACAAATGGGAATGTACTTACATCAAACGGAACAACATGGACTAGTTCAGCGGCTGCTGGTGGATTTCCAGCAGGTACAGCAATGCTATTTGTGCAGACTGCTGCGCCTACAGGATGGACTAAATCAACAACACACGATAACAAAGCGTTGCGAGTTGTAAGTGGTACAGCGGGTTCAGGTGGTTCTGTAGCGTTTACTACTGCATTTGCTTCACAATCTGTAGCTGGCACAGTTGGGGCAACTACGCTTACAACTGCACAAATGCCTCAGCACTCACATACAGCAACTGTTACTGATTCTGGTCATACACATGATAGCGGTAGTGGAGCTGGAAGAAGATTTCTTTACACAGGTACGGGCGGTAGTGGAAGTATCAACGGCACTGGTACTGGTTTATTTACTAGCCTTTCCACGGCATCTGCTACGACAGGTATAAGCGTATCAAATGCAAATAATGGCTCTAGTAATTCACACGACCACACATTTACTGGAACAGCCATAAATTTAGCAGTCCAGTATGTTGACGTCATTATTGCTACTAAAGACTAATGAAAATAGAACCTAAAAATGGATGCCCATTAGATTCTTTTAGGCCATGTAGACAGTTAGACTGCGCGTGGTTTATTCAGGTGCGCGGCACAAATCCAAATACCGGGGCAGAAGTTGATGAATGGGCGTGTTCTATGGCTTGGCTACCTATGTTAATGATAGAGAATAGCCAACAACAACGGCAAACAGGTGCGGCAATTGAGTCTTTTAGGAATGAAATGGTAAAGGCTAACGATTCTTCACAGCAACTACTAATGGCAGCAGCCATGCCACAGTTAGGGAACAAGCTATGAGATTAACCATTATTCCAGCAGATAAATTTATATCTATAGACAATGTTGGCTACTACAATGTAGTAATTCCAGCTATTGCAGAAAATATTCATGCGGTTCAATGGTATGGAACTTATGGAATAGTAGAAATAAAAGATGTTTCTACTGGTCGCATGGTGAATAACATAGAAATTACGGATATATCTGAATTTAATTTTGCTATTGAGGCATGGCAAGCTGCAAGTATTGCAGCACAAGAACTGATAGTGCAAGAACAGATAAGATTAGAACAAGAAAAAGCAGAGCAAGAAGCGCGTGAGCAAGAGTCGTTAGAACAGTTTTTACAACAAATAACAAATTTACAACAATAAAAATTAATTATTAGACATAACAAATTAAGGCAGCTGGCATTATTAGCTATGCCCGTGTGAGAAGGAACTGACGCATGGCTGAGACAAAACTAATCTTTGGTGAGTGGCTACCAGATCAGCCCGGAGTAACAGGGGCGATTACTGACGCTAAGAACTGTTATCCAGTTGCTAACGGTTATGCGCCATTAGCTTCAGAAGCTGATTATTCTGATGCTGCTGCTCAGAATTTGCTTATTACGTTTGCCGGTAAATTTGGTGGTCAAGTAAATTTATTTGCTGCTGGAGCGACTCAGATTTATAAGTTTGATCCGTCTGATGCCAGTTTGGATGCGGCAACGACAACAGGCTATTCAGCGGTTGAGAGTTGGGATGTAACCCAGTACGGGTCTAAGATGATTCTGGCTAACGGTCAGGATAGGTTGCAAGCCTATGAGATTGGCGTATCGACTTATTTTGCTAACCTAGCTGCTGCTGCGCCTACGACTAGGTTTGTCACGGTTGTTCGGGATTTTGTTGTTGCGGCTAATGACGGGACTGATAACAATAAGGTTTACTGGTCTGACATTAACGATGAGACAGACTGGACTCCCGGTGCTGCTTCTCAGTCGGATACTCAGATCATCCCTGACGGTGGGGACATTACAGGTTTAGCGGGTGGCGAGTATGGTCTGATCTTCCTAGAACGTGCCATATATCGGATGAGCTACACAGGCTCCCCGTTTTTCTTTCAATTTGATGCGATCTCA